AATTTTTTTATTATTTGTTTGAGCCGAATAGTTTACATTGGTAGTTGATGGGTACCTCATTGAACGATATAATGAGTTTTTATACGGGGTATTAGAATTATTAAATGGATATATCGTAGCGTCTAGAACCATAGATGAACCACCTTCTAAAATTTCACCTTGAAGATATCCTCGTCTAGTTATAAAGTTGTTTACCGTAGATGTGTTTGGTGGTCCGTTCCACTCTCTAGTAAAATCATTTGTAGCTGGTACTCTAACCCCTTCGGATGATGTACTGTCAGCTGGTAGTCCTGTACAACCACAAGAGGAGGTAAAATCATATCCACCAGGTAAACAATCTAATTTCGAGTAATAACTTGGTAAATTTGAGGTAAAAGCACTATAATTAGTAACTTGATAATTAAATGAATCATAATACAAATACATGTTTGAATATGTATTATCTAAATCTATATTATAAGTTAAATTGTGTCTTATATTTTTATATCCACCTTGTATTGGTACATTTAGTTTATAACTACCATTAATAACTAAACTACTGTTAGTATTGTAAGGGTTTCCAAATAAATAATTTAAGTCATATCTAATTGGAACTCTTGTTGAGTATGGGTCAACACCTCTAACTAAAAATACAACCACCAAATCTTGATAACCATCTATTGATGTTAATGGAGTATCAAATCCAGAATTTGGTAAAGCTATTGGGAGGTTGTTTGTGGGTGATGATGTATTATTAACATATTTTCTAATAAACATCGAATTAAAAATATACTGAGGGAATAATCTATCACTAGAAGCAAAATTAACCAATGGTGTTATTGTAGATATTGTCATCGCGGTTATTACTTGAAAGTACTCAATATCTGTTGGGAATTTTGTATAATTAGCGTCATCAGCGTTAACTGGTGGTATTGAATATACTACTAACCCAGGTGTACCATTAGGTTTAGTATAATTTACTGTTATACTGTTTGTTGAAGCTGTTGAGTTAAATGTTGTTCCAGTTGAGGAGTTGTTTCCGTATTGATTTTGTGTTGCTCCAGTGACGTTAATGTCAGCTGACTTGTTTGGGTCTTGGAACGTGAACATAGTACCAGATGTCATTTTAGTTAATGAATTTTTATCCATTAACATAACAACAACATTGTCTTCATGAACTTGACTAGATAAAGTATTACCAGTTGGATTTACTTTAACCTGAATCCTATTTACACCACCCCCAGGGTTTATACCAGATACACCAGTTCCGTTAAAATATTTGGCTTTAACATTAAATAGATTTATTCTTTCTGCTAATGTTAAACTTGATGAAAAATACCAATAATAATCATTATTTTCTTGTTGTGAAATAAGTTCGGGAAGTCTTGGATTACAAGAATATGGAAATGATGGTGGAGAACCAAATGGTTTTCCAGCCATTATTGATGAAAAAGCACCATAGACTTGATTTCCAGGGGCATCCAAATTATAAGCCCCAGCGGTTGAGGCTAATTGATATTCTGAAGTGTTTATTTGACTTCCTTGAGATATAGCAGCAGCAGACGCAGTAGCGTAAGAAGTCCCAACTGGACCAGGGTCAGTACAATCACAAAATTCACATTGGTCGTACAATAATAGTGGTAAATTTATACCAACAAATTTAAAATCCTCACAATATTGTGCTATTACAAAACAAGCCGCTGAGAGTAACCCCCATTTAATACCTTCAGCCACAAAACTAATTATTAATCCAACAGCTGGATAAGATGTAACAGCTCTTACAAAATTATATATAGCGACTATCAATAAAATGGTCCCTAAAAATCTTAAAAATGAAGCTAAATTTGGGAAGAAGAACGCTAATATATGTATTATAACTAATAAAACCCATAATACGGGTCTAAATACGTACATAGCGAACGTAAATAAAAGAAAAATAATATCTAATCTAAAAGCTGAGTCGTTTGTTGGAAACTTGTAGTTTTCACTTTGACATGTGTCGTCTAATATATTTTTAATTGATATGATTCTGTTCGGTAATGTACCTTGTCTTACTTGGTCAATTAATTGTGATACAGTATAAACTTTATTATATTTAAAAGGGTAAAATGTGTCCTCACAATTAATACCAGCTTGTTGGTCAGCGTAATCGTCCCAATTTAAACTAAACGCATATGATTTGTCTTTTGCTACTGGGTCCGATATTGCTCCTGTTTGGTCATGACCGTACTCTCTTACGTTTGGTACAAGAAAATAAGCTCTCTTTATATTTTCAGACATCGATGGTGGTTGATTCCACTTAATCTTAAACCTATATTTAGCTGAGGTTGGTATTCCCACATTTGGGTCTAAAGATATTACTTTTTCACCAAATTCGTTTGTGGTTACATAATCCAAATTCATCGGTAAGTCAACCAACCATGTACCATTTTCATCAATAACTTGTCCTCCTTGGTCTATGGAATAATTTTCTAGTACTGGTCTACCGTTTGAGTCATTAAAAATTGTTTGTCGAATAGCTACAATTTCACCAGGTCCAGTCGTTAATTCACACAATTCACCTTGTTTAAATTTGGGTTTACAATTTCTTCTTAATGCTCTGATTTCAGTATCAGAAACCATTGAACCCATGAATATAGCTGTTGGTTCAATTTTAATATTTGTCTCACCTTCACTTAAATCAAAATCTGTTCTTGTAATTCCTATCTCACACAAGTCTTCTTGTCCCCAAAATGGTATAACATCAACTATCTTGTTTAAACTAACAATTTGTGGTAATTCAGATAAGTTATTTGAAGCTTTAAATCTATTTCCAGCTACTTGACTTGACGTAGCTCTACCTATTCTAATTAAATCTTGTGGGAAAAGTGAAAACTCACCCATATCAGATAAATCCAAATCAACGTGTATTGTTTGGTCTCCAAGTGGGACACCTAAAATCATATAATCACCACTATCATTTGTTACTGAAGTATATTTGTAATACTTGTCAAATACCTCAATTGTTGTAGGATTTTTTAATACTTCTTCTTTTGTTGGGAATGTTCCTGTTGGGGTGTGTCCACCGTGTTGTTTATCTGATGGTAATAAATTATATCTATATCCGTCTTCATTTGATTCAGTAATTGTTTTGTATGGATATAGTGTAGATATTACAGGATTATTTTGGTCTTCTATTGTTAGTGGTACAAACACAGATACTTTAGCATTTGGGACACCAAATCCATTGTTAACCGTTATTCTTCCAATAACAACTCCATAGTCAGAACATGGTCTTGTGTAAATCTCACTTTGTAAAATTTTCAAAGATAATATCTCCAAAAATTCAAAATCTTGGTCCAAATAAACTTTTATTGACTTGTCTACACCGACTTGAGTTCGTATTCTATAAGAATTTGACATTTAAAAAATCTTTTTTGATAAATAGTTTATTGTCTATTTTAAAAAAGATAAACCATTATTTTTCAAAATAAATTACTAAGAGAAATTAGTGGTTTTAAGATTTTTAACTCTAACACTAATGTCTGTTTCGGGGAATCTGATTTGATATATTTGACTAGGTTCAGCAAATATTGTGTCATCAATTAATTCAATTTGTCTTGTGACTGAATTTGAATATCTTTGTGATGTTTGTGAAGAAGAATATTGTCCTCCTACTTTATTAAAAACTCTAATTTCAGATATTGTTACAATACCGTTTTCATTTTGAATTAATTTTCTTAATTCAGATATATAAATATTCTCACCCATTTGTGTATTTGTTGGGTTAAAGAAATTGGTTATTATGTCAATTACTTTAGCTATTATCGCTCCTTGATTTTGTGAGTTGTCTAATACAATATCTATTTCAATACCTAAATCAATTACACTAGCTCCTTCAACAGAAACATAGTCGTTGACCATTCTATAATTTGATAGGTAGTTTGCGACATTTGTGGCTAAAGTATTTGATATTGATTCTGTTAACTTTCCAGAACTATCAAAAGACAATAATTTTACTTTTATTTTATTATCTTCTTCAGTAATAGCTACCTTAGCTGGAGCTCCAAATTGAGAGGGCATTGTTCTTATAATTGAATTATAATCTTGTACAGTTACAGCTCTATTTTGAGCGGCAAAATTAAAAGCTACTAAGTTTCTAACTTCTTCTAATGTTGGAGTATCAGCTCCACCAATAGCGGCTGTTACGTTATTACAAATAAGTGAACTTGCAACGTTAGTATTTACCGAATCTGAAGGACCGTTAATAAAAAAGTTTACAGTACCCACTTGAGTTATTACGTTAACACCTACGTTACTATTAAGTCCTCCACCTGTTCTATATTGTATGAAAAGTGTTGAGTTTGGTGTTAATGTTCTTCCTAATCCTAGGTTATTTGAATATCTATATAAATCTAGTTGGAACCCTTGTCTTGCAAATTCAGCTAGTTGGTCTTCAGCGGATTGTGACCCACCTCCAAATGTTAATTTACAAAAACCTTCGGGGGTGAATTCAGAAATAAATTTATTACTTGTTTGAATATATTTTCCAACTTTTATTCCGGGATTGTCAGATACTTTAGTTGGGTCTTCTACAAAAACTCTATCTTCAATCAAAGCTTTAACCTCATACCATCTATCTGTTGGAGCTATAAAATCTTGTACGGTTGGTATTTGTACGTAGTCGGTACCACTTTTTAAAAGTACACTTGTAATACCTAAAACATTTCTTTCAGGTAAAAATACCTCCAAAAATGGTCTAACGTCTAGTGGTGTGATAACTTTTTTAAACACTTTAGTAATACCGTTTACTACGGTTTCTCTTTTTGTGATTGTATAA